CTGTGGTTCCTGGCGGGGTCAACGTAGATGTCTACCTCTGTCCCTAGCACCTTAGCGAAACGTGTCTGAGGTAGGATGCCCAGCCCTACGATATAGGGATGGCCTGCCACTGCTTCCACACCGTTAGCCAGGATCCGGATCTCCTTCTTGTTCTCCTTGGCTATTTTGTTGAGGTGGAAGCAGAGGTCGACACCACGGTCGTGTCCCTTAAAGGGGTACACCTTATTGCCGAGGGACACCATCACAGTAGGTCGCTCGTCACCTAGCTCTCTGCCCTTAGGGAAGAACATGAGGTTGTCGTACCCTACGTTGACGCTACCTTGTACCTTGTGTGACTTCTGCATCTTCTCTGCTGTCCACTTGCTGTTGGTGAAGGTGAAGTCAGCCAGCTTGTTAGCGTTCCTGATGGAGTCCTTCATCTGGTTCGTCGGGGCGATAGAGAGGTCATCGCTCTGTGAGAAGTGGATCGAGGTCAGCTTGGGTTTACCATTCGTCACCGCAGCCACCGCTGGCATCAGCTCACCAGTACCAGCCACCACGATGCCATCACTGAACACCCGATCTTGGAAGTTGGTGACGAAATCAGAGATCCCTTCGAATACGATGGGTTCTGTACGTAGCGAGGGTAGCACGTTCTTCTTCATCTCAGGGTCGCGCTTGATATGGGCGACCTTGGCGTCTACCCCTACCTCATTAAGGTGGTTGACGATGTCCGCGATCACCTTCATGCCACCGCAGTTCTCGGTGCTGTACACCACGAAGCAGATTCGGTAAGGTGGGTTCTCTTTCTTGATGAGATCCTCTGCAATAGGTGCGCGAAGGGTAGCTAGGGCCTGTTTGATGTCAATGGATTTCTCCCATGCAGGGTACCCAGGCCAGATACTGTGAAACCTCTGGGCTCCTGACTTCCGGAACCCCATGTGTTCCTCTTCACCCATCACGCTGAACGATGTCCCTCTCTCATGGAAGATGTAGGTGTCATCGGCCAGTACCGCCTTCCAGTTGGTCACCTGTCCGTTCTGGATCCGAGTGATGGTACGCATCCAGAAGTCTGTCTCTTCCCCGTAGGACACGTAGCCCTCGTCTAGGGTACCAATGTCGTTTACCAGGGAGCGGGGCATCATGAAGCAGAACCCGGTGGGCATGACCTCCGGGTACTGATGCGTAGCCAGCTTCTCAAAGGCCCGGTTCATATCGTTGTAGTCATAGCCCTCTTGGAGAGGTACATTGATGACGGCGGTGTTGTTGGTACAAGGGTTGACGATCTTGTTGCGTTCGTCTGTCTCCAGCGCCAGCACCAGCTTGAAGAGCCAGCCGCTTGTGACCATCACGTCTGAGTTCAGCACACAGATGTACTCGCTGTCGCCTGCCTCGATGCCTCGGTTGACGGTGGCTGCGAAGCCTCGGTTCTTCAGGTTGAGCAGCACGGTGTGGTCAGGGTTGTCCTTGGCCCACTCCTTCAACCATGCCTGCGTGCTGCCATCGGGTGTGGCGTCGTCAACGAGGATGAGTTTGTAGGGCCAGCCGGTACGCTGGACGATGGATGCGATACAAGGGACCAGAACATGCAGCCCACCGTACACAGGGATCACGATGTCTACTGGCTTCACTCCCTTAGCCAGGATACTAGCAAGTCCCTTCGTCCTGTTCTTGTTCGACTTGACCAGGGCGCTGTTGGCACCCAGCACCTGATTACCCAGGGCCTGGATCTGTTCTTGTAGCTGCGGAGGTATGGCCTGCATCTCTTCGTCCAGTGAGGACACGAAGGCTTCCACCTCCTCCTTCGTCTTGCCTACCCAGTTACCCTTCTTATCGAACGACATGGTCTATGATCCTCACCTGTGCTTCGCGTAGTATCTCTCGGGCCTTCTCAAAGTTGTCTGCCCAGTCACCCCACCTTCCGTTCTGCCAGAAGGGATCGCTCTCCTTGGAGGGGAGGATCACTTCCTTGAAGCCTGACTGTACGATGGCACGGGCGCAGTCCACGCAGGGGTGTGATGTGGTGTACATCACTGCATTCAATAGTGATTGACCGTTGCGTGCTGCATTGCATATGACGTTCATCTCAGCGTGGGCAGTCCAGTGGTACTTCTCAGGCCGCTCTTGGCGAGCCGGATCGTCGTCGTCACAGAACCGGATGAACCCGTTGTACCCCATGGATAGTGTGGTATGACCCTCTCCTACGGCTACTGCCCCTACCTTGACGGACTTGTCCTTGGACTTGGACGCCACAAGGAAAGCCATATCCATGAAGAAAGAATCCCATCGCTCTACACTAGCCTTGTCGTCAAACGCCATCATCCGTCCCTTCTCCGTAGCTCTCGCTGGTCCATGTCGTTCTGGATCTCCGCAGTGGTACGGGTGTCACACTCAGGGGTGCAAAAGTGCCCATAGGGGTGCTTACATCCTAGTTCGTTTCGTTCGTCACACTCAGGAGGGACGAGATCACTGCCAGCCGATAGGTGCTTTCGCCGCTGGTACTCTCGCATAACTGCCGCCTCACTGAAGTCGAGGGTAGTACCAGCAGCCACCGCCTTACTGAAGTCGCTAGGCTCAACAGCAGGGGTACGACAAGTTCTATGCTCAACACAATCGTCCTGACAATCAGCGACAGGGGCCTCGCAAGTGAGCTGCGACAGGCGTTCCTCCTCCTCCATGCGAGCCTCCTCTGCCCGCAGAGCAGCGTACCCTACCCCGTCCCGGTAGTCGTCGTACTTGTACGCGCCCTGGACGCTACGGCACTTCTTCAGGATCTCCATGAACAGCCAACCATCACAGTTCGACAGCTTGTGCCCTGTGATGGCGTTGAATGCAGTCACGCAGCGGGGTATGGTGCGCTCCCCATCAGCCTGATCTCGCTCAGCACCACGCTGGATGATGGTGGCCTTCGCATCGTCAAACACCCACTCGATATGATCTTGTCCCATTCTCTCTCCTTGATCCCAATTATAGCTTTTATCTCAAAAGATTGCAACCCTAGTTGCGGGTCAATCTGTGAAGTCTTCTCGCTGCCGGATGGACCCGTTGGTGAGGTCGATCACCTCTCCCAGCTCGTAGTGCGCTTCCAGCACCGCAGCAAAGCAGGAGATGTGGATCCTCCACTCCCCTGAAAGCATCAGGTGCATGCCCGTGCTGTAGCCTACGAACTTCTTGCAGTGGGCACAGCGGGGAGGGGTCTTTTGCAGCAGCTTCAGGGGCTTAGTGTTCCCTTGGTGGCCGGTCCCAGACACCATCCGGACCTCCTCCTCTGTCACATGCTCAGGGGGGAGTTCGGTTCCCTCGTTTGGGTCATCCGGAGGCGGCACGAACCACTCTCGCCAGCTCTGGACGCTCACTCGTCAAATCCCAGCAGCTCTGAGGCCATGTGCTTAGCCAGTGTCCGCATGCTGTAGGTGTCTCCATCCTTCTCCTCCTGACGGCGGAAGGCGAGCTTCAGCTCGGTTGCCATGTCCACGTCAGGGAAGATCGACATCAGTAGACGTACATCATACGCCGCCTCAAACACAGTGAGCGGACGTGTAGCCAACCTATCCAGAAACAGCTCGACTCTCTCTATGTCGGTCATCGCCGGAGCCTGTTATTGAACTCAACGATGTGAGCGTATGCCTCATGCATGCTATCGTACACCTCATGGGAGTGGTAGTAGACCCAAGGCGAGAGCTGCAACCCCAAGGGGTTCACAACGATCACACGCTTGTACCGCATCCACGCCAGGATGATCTCCATAGCTGTACCGGTGCTGGGTTGGGTGTAGTTCACCAACACCACGTCCGACATCTCTATGTCGATCTTGTCTTCTTCCACAAGATTAGGCAGTACACTCTCTGGGTCATCCCCGTAGTCACGATCTCGGTAGTCACGATCCATTGGATCCAGGGTCGTGATGCCGAAAGAGTTGAGGTGCTCTGTTGCGGCATTCCTCCACTCTCCTGCCTCGTCGTCAGTGCAACCGGCCATAGGCCCGCACAGATATACACGCATGGCTTTCACCTCCTCTATCATTTCTTTCCTTTACTTGTTTTCTTGATTGGTGTGTTGTTGTTCCACTTGCTGGTTGCACATGTGCCATACTTCAGGCATCCCGGTTTCGTGCAACGGAACTGTGTTCGACTCGCGCCAGCCGTACTGATACGATCCTTCTCCCACTTGGTGTTGCTGTCACCACAGTGCGCGCAGTCCTGCATGCTACTGCCCTTGTGCCCGACGGCGAGGGTGTAGGGAATAAACGCTTCATACACCCGCATCGTCTGATCGACATCGCGTTCACAGTACTCGATCATGTCCAACATAGCTTGCTTATTCTTGTCGAACACTACCTTCTGCCACAACCCTGCGGGCGGCTCGATCTTACCCTCTAGTCCGAGGAACTTGGCGATGTACTTGAGGCCGTTTCCTTGAAATCTGAAGTACTTCTTCGCTGCCCTCCACGTATCTATTGTAATGAAGTCAGGAGGACACGGTAGTCTATGGAAAAGACATCTCGTACGCAACCACTTGATATCAAAATTGTCACTATTGTGCCCTATGACAGTACCCGCCGACTGAAGGATAGGGATGAACTTCTTGAGCAGTGCCTTGTCGTTCTGCTTACTGTCCCACTGTAGCGTGTGGATCTTAGGATCCCCCTCCCACTGCCATGAAACACAGATGATAGCGGGTTCCTTGACGAGATTGCCTGTAGGTACATTGATACCATAGCCGCCCCGCCATAGCCAGTAGATCGCCGGGGAGACCTCCAAATCGAAAACCACTCTGTCGCCTGTATGGTCGACTTTCTTCTTAGTTCCCATGTTCAATCTCCTTTAGATACTTCTGCGCGGGTTCCTGCTCAACATAGTCAGCAGCCTTTCTCATCAACTCAGGGTCATCTCTAAACTTCTGCAAGGATGCGTTACATCTCCAGCACAAGAGACCCCGAACTCTAGTCCGTGTGTTCATGGCACTTTGCTTCTTATCATTTGGTACATGACGATGATCTACATGGAGTGCACGCCTACCATCCTCAACATCCTCCTTAGGTGGGCGCTCACAGATACAACAGACTCCTTCTTGTATGGCTAGCAGCGCCTCGTACTCAGGGAGGGTTATCCCGTACTTCTTAACTAGGTAGTTGTCCCTCCGGATACCACCAGCGTTGCCTTCAGTAAGTTTAACCCCCTCTATGATGCAAGCTTTACACCGGAAGGCTCCCTTTCTCTTAGTACAGACGCTGGTGTTCTCTTCTGTGAGTTCTACGTTACACCTAGAACAACGCCCTTTACAGTCAGGACAGATAGTGCTAGCGTCACCTTTGCTTCTGTTCCATGTTAGACAACAGCGGCGACAGTTACGCTTACCTGCGCGTGTGCTGTTCCTCTTGCGGGACTTGAACGGCATCTTTTGCCCTTTACAGCCCACGCCGCCTCCTACTCACAAGAGTCTCTAGTTGTCAAGGTACATCCTCAACAGCCATAGGAATGCAACAGCGCAGACCGACAACGCGATACAGACACCCACTGGCAATGCTATGAGCATAGCCCAAAAGTCTCCAATCATTTCTTGCGCCTCCAGATCATCATCCAACAGATCAGCAGACTACCAGCCAGTACCACCATCCATCCCTCAGGCTCAGGCACCCAGTACACTACGAGGTAATCACTCAGCGGCCCTTCGCCAATATCGTTGAAGCCGCTGACGGCGTAGTAATGAGGCACCTCCCACTCCCCGTTGGGTTGGCACACTTCCATCTCATTGTTCCATGCCAGGACGGGGGGTAGCCCATCCTCATAGAAGTAATGGATTGGAACCGGTGCCTCAAGGACATAGTCCCACGCTGGGGTCCACATTATGAAGGCACACAGTGTGAGGATCGGTATCACACACCCCTCTCTTCGGTCTTGTCGATCTTCGTAGGCCCGTGGGCATACTCAACCACACGGAGGGCTGCTGCTTTGAGGGTAGGGTGCCAACCAAGATGCTTATGCTCCCCCTCCTCATCATCCTTCCTGT